CATATATGCTATTAAGAACAGATTGATATTTTTCTGACCCAAGAAACTTATATACCTGAGAGTTGCTTTCTGAGAAAGCCAGTTCTGGGCCAAAAACCAATTCCATGGTTCCTCCTCCGGTATTACTGGCTAGAATGTTCCTGACCTTATTAATACCTTCTTTAGTTGGCAATACCTTGTGCTCGAAATTTCCAAGCGTCCATAGTCTGATATTAGAGATTGCACCATCCAAAGCAGCAAGGTCGGCCAGTTTCATTTTCTCCAGCATTACAATATCGTCTAGAATAGCATAGACTAGTGGGTGAGCCCATTGTTGCCAGTCGTCCTTTTTGTAATGATAAACACATAGTCGTTCTGGATCCAGATCAATCTTTCTAACATTGTCGTTCATAGCCTTCTTGATTGATGGCGGTAGTGTTTCCAGCACTTTGGTGGGAATTGTTCCGTCTTTGAAATTGTCTAAGAAAGTGCTAGTTGATAGCTGGAAATTTTTCTTCCTGCCCAGAAATAGGCTCACTACGCCGTCTTTCATGTCTATTGTGAGCGGATTGAAAAAATTGTACCTCCAAGGAACCGTGTTTAGGTTTGGATCAGGAACCTCTACCTTGATATCTTGAGCAAGAGACCTCATATACTTACGGATTTCGGGAGTTATATCGGCGTAGCTCCTGTATATGAATACCTGCCCGGTTCGATAGAGGTTATTGAGAAATCTTTCAGATCGTTCTTTTCCTTCTACCTTTTTAAACCATTGCTGTAACAGTTTTTCTGCTGACCTATCTTCGTGGACTACGGCGATACCCTGACATCCGAAATCTCCCATGAGGTCTATCACATTCCGGACAATACCAACCTTATCATATGCGTCCATGCACATTTTGATGATACCTTTGGATTTACGGGGAACTTCTTCTTCTGGCCTAAAGGCGTAATAATCAGAAGCTGTGAAGCCCGTTTTGACAGAGCGATTCGGCTCAATGTCTAAGAAGTCGCGATGATGCGCGCGGGTTACTCCGGCATAACTGTCCGAAGCTTGGGCAAATTCCTTAAAAGCTGCCTTGCGACTAGACGCATCGTTATCGTCCCATGTCATTAGGGATTTTTCGTCTGACATTAATTGATCCTCTATAATGGTAATGTGATCCGACTGTGATCGGACTGTATTACATTATACTCAAAAGATCAATAAACGTTGCGCATATGGTCCTCAAACCACGCGGGAGCATTAAAAAGTTTTCCAGTCTTTTTATCTTTGCTGTCCTGCTGAGCCGTTGCAAATCCTCCGTAGAAGTTATGAACGGCGGCGGAAGGTGTCTTCATTATGATTCTGGCTGCCATATTTGCCATAATAAGCGCAGAATAGCGGTCCTTTCTAAGTTTGCCCTTTTTCCCTGTGCCGATAATGGTTTCTGGCGTATCCCACTTATCACGACCAGCAGGCGTTTGTGTGATTTGGATCATTGTCAACTCATCTTTCAGGTCTTCAATCTCCATAACACATTGCTCAAGGGTGTCAAATCTTCTATCTTTCAGCGCGTCTTGAGCGCTTGCAAATTCTGGAGAGAGTGAGTCAAACATTGGGAATAGCGTGGTCTTATCCTCAAAATCTCTCCGCAGCGTGTGGTTGGCTTCTGATAGCCAGTCGTATTTGGCAAATTGACACATCTCAAGGATGTGGAGCCCTCTTTCGTCGTCCGAGTCTTTTGGCTTATCGTCATCTATGACTTCCCAGATAGGAAGTTCGCCCTCTTTGATTTTATCTGTGTCATGAAGGGACTCCATTACGGCTATTCCACCACCCTGAGCGTCCATTGCTATATGAATACACGGGAAAATAACCATCAGGTCTCTAATCTTACGACCGCAGGCGGCATAGAAATCGCTCTCTACAGAAAAACCACTTTTCACCTTCTCTTTATGTTCTGATCTATTTGTTGTCCAGCAATGGACAATGCGCTTATGATTCTCGTGCAGCTCTAAAACGACAATGCTGAAATTATCAACTTCCGATGCGGGGTCAACGCCAAAGACATACTTTCTCTTGTGATCGCCCTTTAGTTGAGAGTGAAAACAAATTGGGGAGCCATTTTGATCTTTGATGGGCACTCTGTCACTGTATGTATCGCTGGCGACACAGCCTTCTATCAGTGATCGCTTAAAGAACCCGTGTGAGTCGCGAGTAAAGCACGCACCAAATTCCATTTGATAAATACCTGCGTGAACCGTAGCTTTTGATCTTGCTACCTGCGAAGCGTCCATGAAACCTTCCGGAAGAAGCTCATACGGTATTCTAATAACCGAATAGTCTTTCCAATCAAAGTCTTTTGGTGGATCTTCTCCGAAAACGTCTCTTAACGCTGACTGGTTGCCCTTACTCTTTATGATCTTAGACCACTTTTTCCAATACTCGGCAAAGTGATTAAAGTCATAGTATGCGGTTCCGGAAATAATGATCTGGTTGTCTGCTTTGCGCATAGTGTTAACGTCTTGATCTTCTATGATAAAGCCGAGTTCTTCGGCCTTCTTTCTGGCCGCTACCCTTTTAACGTTTTCAACAGGATCAGAACTAACGGACGCAAACCCTGCCACAACCGTTTCAAAAGTTTCCCGTGGGATACTTCCAAATTCGTCAGCAAGAATATCATTTGCGCGTTGACCACGAATCTTGGATCCATCGCCAAGAGGAAGGCAGGTAATGCGAGAGTTATTGATTCTCATAACGCATCGGTCGACATCGCGACGAGGCCCACTACTTTCATCGCACATACTTCTTAAGATCGGAGCGTTTGACCAAATTGTTTCCATGTATTCAAACAAAACCTTAGATTGACGAAAGGCAGATCCAACCACTACTACTTTTCTGTCTGGAATCAAAAGGGCCCGCATTAAAGCGTATAGAGACAAAATAAATGATTTGCCGAACCCACGACTCGCTATCAACATAGGAAATCTACGGTGCCACATTTCCCACAGAAACAATGCTTGCGATGGTAAGAGATTGATATTAAAGATGTGTTTGACCATGAAAGAAAAATACTCCGGTCTGGTCATCATCCACAATAAACGGTGAGGATAATCTTCGTCTGCGAAATCAATGAAGCTAAATGGATTAAATAGGGGGTCGTCTTGATCTTCTAATCCTAGCCACGCCTCATTGATTTGTTTTAGTTTGTTCATTAAAACCCGTTTCTTGAAGGGTGTAGTCTAGCGTGTTGTTTGCCAGTTATCTTTAAGATCATCCACTCTAGAAATCTCCAAAATCTCGACTCATCTAGAACTGGATTAACCCAGTTAGTGAGTGTGCAATAACGCCTATCGTATGGCTCTTTGTGATGTTTTGAGTGGTGTGTGGGGGTCTGAACTATGCACATATCCTGCAATAATTTCACCAAACAAATTCTCTTGCTTCTAGGTTGATGGGTCCAAGTATGTACCTCGTTGCCAAACGCCGCAAAAACAAGAATTAACACTACCGGCCAAAAAATTTGGAAAAAGAGAAAATAGACCACTGTGGCCACAGAGGCCATTGCCACAGTCTGTAAGTTTCTACTAATTAGTGTAGACATGGAGCCTATCCAGCTTGGGTGTTGATGATGCTCCACATTGTGTTGGCCAACGAGTGGGCCTAATACGGGGGTTTTTAATGTTATGTAACTGTCTTCAAACCAATGGAAAAATCCTGTGATAAAGTCTGCGATCAAGGCGCAGACTATGATGGTGCCAATCATATTGTCTCCTCTAGGGAATTTTTAAACTGTCGATGTGTGGATATTTCCTAGTACTTAGAACGCCATCTGCAAAGCCATAATATACGGCTTCTTCTGCGGTCATATACCAGTCACCATCCTTCAGCTTCCTTTTGAGGTAATTCTTAACTTTTTCTTCTGTAATAGTATCCCACTTATCGCGGAAATATTCAGCGGCCATACATCTAAATGAATAGATGTCAAGCATTTCTTCGCATATTCTTTTTTCAAAGTACGCCCGCTTCTGTATGTCCAGATGGTTTCCAGAAAATTCTGAACTACCATAATGACACATGTGGTAGGCATTCGGCATCATTATTCTTTTGTCAGCAGATTGTAATATGATGCTACTCATTGACTCTGCTTGGCCATAAGCAATAATAGTGACGTGTGATTTACACATATTTATCGCGTCAAAAATAGCCATTCCCGCACCCCAAGTGCCTCCCACCGAACTCATATGAATTACGATAGGATCGCCCTTTAGTAAATCCAGCGTCCTGATATTTCGGTAAAACAGGGCGGCCATCCGGTGATCTACGCCGGGATCTTCATCTTCTGCTCCAAGATACGCATGTAAATAGATTTCCCTATTTTTTATGTCTAAACCATACGTATTAACATCCGACAAGGTATCGACTGTGAGTGTCAAAATTTCCTCCCTATTGTATAATACTCGTTTACCCTCTTCAATATACTATTAACAACAAGTTTGGCATTTCTTCTATTCCCAGCAAATATCACATGGATATCATCGTACATTTGAAACTCAATAAGCATCTTTAGCATATACTTATTTGTAATTTTGATTGACGCCCATTTTTCTTCTGGTATATCGCTTCCCTCTGGGAAATCCATCAGGTCGGCCAAGGAAAATTCTAAAACCAAGAATTTAAATGGAAAGTCCTTCATCCTCTCAATTTCACTAAAGAATCTCCTTTTGTCTTTCCCTAGATTGATGGCAAGTTCCGACAATCTCCCCTTTCTCTCTATGCAAAGTTTATCTTCCAGCCCCTTGATAGAATAATCGCCGGTGTCTAACTTCTCAACTATCATGCCGTCGCACGATGTATATCTGCCGTTAAATGCCTCAAATGTAAATCCATCTTGTTCCCTTGAGTCTTTTATGACTGTGTACGGTGGTGCTTTTTTAACCATTCTTTCTTACTATCTCCTTGAAAAGATATTCATACACATGCTCGTGTCCAGTGACTTCTTTATGACATGCGTAACATAGTGTTATTCCGTTTTCTACCTCGTATCTTAAGGCCGAAGCAGATGCCCACTTTGTAATGTGGTGTACTTGCAGCCGTCTTTTTGATCTGCATCCGGGCATCTGACATACATTCTTGTCTCGCCGCCTGACCCGCTGTCTCCATTGTTTGTAAACTTGGTCGTCATAGTTACGCCTCATCTTTACATGTAACCCTTATTATACGAATATCTACTAATATCTCTCTTATGAGAGCGGCGGTTTCTACTGACTCGTCTTGCTTCAACAATATCTCAGAGAGTTTACAAACCATACGATAGCAAGCATCGTCTGGGCTTTTGGCCTCTAAGAAGATTATTGGCTCTGGATAGTTGAATTCGTCAAGTCTAAATCCCTTCAGCCTGCCTAAAACCAACAGCATGTCTACATGCAAACAGTATATTTTCATTCAAGAAACTGCCCCTCTTTGACCTGTATATCGTGGTCTACCATTAGTTTGACAAGCTCTTCAAACGAGCATTTTGGTGCCCAGCCAAGTTTAGTTTTGGCTTTGTAGCTGTCTCCACGTAAAAAATCAACGTCTGCCGGGCGATAGAATGCTGGATCTTGAATAACAAGGCCAGACCAATCCTCTATGCCAATGTGGGAAAAAGCTACGTCTAGGAACTCACGAATAGTATGCGTTTCTCCGGTGCAGATGACAAAATCTTCTGGACTGTCCTGCTGAAGCATCATCCACATCGCTTCCACGTAATCTCCTGCATACCCCCAGTCTCGGAATGCTTCTAAGTTACCTAGACGCAGCTTTGGAAAAAGTCCATCATTGAGATATATTTGGTCGCGCAGTGAATCATTTTTTGTCGGCCCAAGGTAAATCATGTCTTGCGGGACATATAGCCTACCTATTGTGTATCTTTCTTGCGATCTTGCGGCCTGAAATTCACCAATCCACTTAGTTATCTTTCGTGTAACGAAAGTCTCACCCCTTCTAGGCCCCTCGTGGTTGAAAAGAATCCCGGCACATGCAAACATACCATAGGCTTCTCGACACAGAATTGTCATGTAGTGGGCGGCACATTTAGCTATGGCGTACGGACTCTGTGGCATAAACTTGGTGTCTTCATCTTGATATTTGATCCTCGGAGCATAACATTCTGGAAGATCGCTTTTATCATCGACATATTCTTCATAATTCTTACCAAACATCTCGCTTGAGCTGGCTTGGTAGAATTTCACGTGAGTCATTGAAAGATCGACTAAACTCTGTAGAATGTTCAAACAGCCCTTGCCTGTTATATCCCACGTAAGGGCTGGCTGTTTAAAGGACACAGCTACATGGCTTTGGGCAGCTAAGTTATAGACTTCATCTACATCATCGTGGGTTTGTAGTATATGTATAACTGAATGAGCATCTGTGATGTCTCCTTCAATCAGATTGAATCGACTATTATTGAGGATATGCTTAATTCGACCATTACTGTCATTACTAGTTCTGCGTGCAACTCCAACAACTGTGTAATCAGGTTTGGTTAGTAGGAAGTCCGAGAGGTGACTGCCGTCTTGCCCAGTCACACCGAATATCAGGGCCTTTTTCATTTTTTGGTCTTTCTAGCAGGAGACAGGGGGGTCGTTTTTGTTGATCCAGACTTTGGGATGAGGATAGTCGGGTGGATTCTCTCTGAGTTCTTCTTTGAGCGAAATGCCACAGTTGACCGGCATATTAGTAAAGTCAAACGGCTTCACATCGTTCAGTGGAGTAAATGTGCTGTTGGTAGACTTTATGGATTGATCTGTCGTAGTTCGGTCTGGGGTTTGTTTATCAAACACTAACTTTAGATGATCTTTCAGTATTTGAATTTGTGTACGATCAAGAGTCAGATAGTTTCCATTAACGTCGCTTTCACCAGTTAGCTCAAAAAAGCCCTGAAGCCAGTAGCAAAAATCTCTAGGTGTCATTGTGTTCCTCTAAATAAGTAATAGCGTTCTGTAAAATGTCTACGTCGTCTTTGAATTTTCCTAAGGCGGTATTACATAGGTTGCAAAGCATCTCCCTCACTTTGTCCGTATCGTGACAGTGGTCAACACGTAACGTCCTTCCAAGAGAATCTGGCTCAGGAGTGCGTGAGCATATAGCACATCTCCCTCCTTGCCTAGCAATCATTCCGTCGACTTGCTCTGATGTGAGGTTGTAGTTCTGGAGAAACCGATTGTTTCTCTTTATAGCCTTCCCCTCTGGAGTAGATTGACGCTTCACCGCATCAGCCGATTCACACACCTTACACTTATTTCTCTGGTAGGGCCCATAACCCCCCCACGAATGATCTACTCGGAATGCTTCTATAACCTTTTCCTGTTTACATGCTTTGCAAACCCTCATCTTTGTCTCACTCATCCTTTACGGTCTCCGGGGTTAAATAGGGCTGGTCCACCATCCCATCAGTGTATTTATGAAATTGAGATAAGCGTAATTTTTCTTGTTCCATTGCCGCCCTCATCTTCTCCATTTCCACACCATAAGATTTAGTTAGTTCTGGATTGGCTATCAAAAATGTCATCCAACCAGTAAAACTTGTCTTACTATCTTCGAATCTCTTAACTCGCTGCTCTCGTGTGGCCTTCATTTCTTTAAGCATGGAATTCTTTTTTGTCTGCAGCTCACGGTAGTCTTTGTTCAGGGACTCCTGTGAGGCTCGCAAGGATGCCTGCTGACGCTCCATATTAAACATAGTGTCTCTGTCTGCTTGATCTGAGGTACGGACCCTCTCGACCTGAATAAGGGCCTCTAGGGCGGCTATCTGTTCGATGTTGTCTTTGTTTCCTTTGAGGGACCGATTCATTAACAGTTCCAACTTTATAAGATCAACCACCTGTAGTTCTTCAGTTGGTATAACATCGTCTTTGAATTGGGAGATAATACGGGCCCAGTGGTATTTAAACAGTTCTAGCTCGTCTCCAGTGAATTGTTGGGTAAGTTCTTTAAAGTATGGACGAAAGGTTAAGTCATACATGGCCTTCTCTTCGTCGGAAGAATCCTCCAGCCATTTAGGCTCATCAAAATCGCCCTTGGCAACCTTCTTCTTGATGAAAGACAGAACACTAGCTGGAGAGCGATCCAGCACATGAGCAAGTTCCTTCTCGCCCATTTGCAGGTTCTCTTTTATGAAGAGTTCTTCTTGTTTGGATATTCTTCCCTTTTTCACTCTTGCTTCCACTTAGTGTTGTTGCCTACCATTCGTACATTTTCGTTAGCTGGTTCGTCTAACCCTTCAAAGCGCATCTCCGTTGGAACCAGATTAAATTCGATTATCAGAGACTGACACTCTGCAAGAAACTCCTCT